AGCAATGTGGAGATTCTATGGTTACTACGGTGGGTTCTCAGTTGTAGGTAACTTAAGAACTTACGGTCAGTATGCTGACGATTCTACTTTTGAGATTGTGCCAACTTGGCAGAACAAACTTCAAGCAATGGCTTACGAAGACGCTCTCTGGACAAGAGTGTCCCACTACTCTTATGAAATCCACGACAACAAGCTAAGGATTTTCCCAACTCCTGACAGCACTTCGCCTGAAAAGTTCTGGATTCAGTTTACAATCGATCGTCAGTATGAACCTTGGGAAGATTCTGGTAGAGGAGACACTGGAGCCGAGGGCATCAACAACCTGAATACATTGCCATTTGAAAACATTCCGTTCGAGAATATTAACTCAATTGGAAAGCAATGGATTCGTAGATTTGCACTGGCTTTAACAAAAGAGATGCTTGGACAAGTTCGCGGAAAGTTTTCTACTGTGCCCATCCCAGGCGAGAGTGTAACTCTTAATGCTTCCGAATTGTTGTCTCAAGCTAGAACTGAAATGGATCAGTTAAGAGAGGAACTTAAAACTATTCTTGATGAAACAACTTACGACAAACTGGCAGCGATTGATTCATCAATGCAAGACTCGGCTAAGAAAGTTCTTGAGAACATTCCAGCTGGCATTTTCGTAGGATAGTTAAATGTCTCGATCTAAAAGAACGCAAAAGCAAATCCAACAGGATAAAAGAACAAAGCGGTTTGAGCATGTTGGAGACCCAGAAGTAGCTGAAAAACTACAAGAGATTGAGTTTATGCCATCTTCGTTGGAGACAATTGATAAGGCTATGCTTAAGTTTATCGATGAAGATCTAAACTTATTTACAACTACAAACGATGGGTTTAAGAAAACACCAGTATTGTGGGTCACAGCTGAGAGAGCATTTCAAATTAAGAACAATAAAGATTTGAGAGATAAAGAAGAAACTTTGATTCTTCCTTTGATCACGGTTAACAGATCTAATGTTACCAAGGAGCCCAACTATAAAGGGACTGTATACGCTAACTTATATCCGATCGATGACGAAAAGGGTGGAACGATTACCGTCGCGCGACAGATCAATCAAAAGAAAACAGCAGAGTTTCAGAACGCCTTGTCCAAAAGAAAGTATGGTGCCGATAAGAACGTTGCTAGCAAAATGTTCAATACAAACAAAAGAAATATGTCAACTGCTAAGACGGTGTATGAAACAATCACTATTCCAATCCCGACCTGGGTTAAAGTAATGTATCAGATTTCTATTCGTACAGAGTATCAGCAGCAAATGAACGAGCTTATTCGCCCATTCCTTACAGTCCCAGGCAACTCTAGAACCCCAAAGCGTATTGAGACTGAGGGTCATTATTATGAAATCTTTATCGATGGTGGGTTTTCCAACAACTCTAACCAAGCAAGTCTTGGAATGACGCAAAGAAACTACGAAACAGACATCAATATTGAAGTTCTAGGTTACCTTATTGGAGAGGGCGAAAACCAAGAAAGACCAAAGATTGTTAAGCGCGAAAACGCCGTGGACATAAAACTCGGGCGCGAACGTACCATAGTGGGTGATATACCACAAAATATAAAGGATGGTTTTTACAGAGAATAATTCTCTTAGAACTACTTAACACTATTTACTTTGAACATTTTTACAAATGTAGGAGATAATAACGAATGTCAATCAAGAATTACCGATTTGTATCCCCGGGCGTCTTTGTAAACGAGATAGATAACTCACAGCTTCCTGCCTCGCCTGCAGGTATTGGTCCAGTTATCATCGGACGCGCCGAAAAAGGACCAGCCCTTAGACCAATAACTGTCGATTCTTTCGAAGAATTTGTCAATGTATTTGGTAGCCCCGACCCAGGCAACTCTGGTGGCGATGTGTGGCGACAGGGTGCGAGCACTACAGCTACAACTTATGGCGCGTATGCAGCGCAGGCTTATCTCCGAAATAGCGCTCCTTTGACTTACATTCGTTTGCTCGGCGCTGAATCAGATAACTACACCACAGGCATGCAGGGAACCGGTGGCGAGGCCGGCTGGGACCTTGGCGGAAATGCATACGGCATTTTCTTGTTCCAGACTGCTAGCGCAGCTATCACTGAGGTTACCGGCGCTCTAGCTGGTATTCTTTATGGTGCAAGCTCTGCAGTTGAGTTTGCCATTTCGGGAACATCCTACCTAAGTGCATCCAACCCCGGCCTAACCTCTAAGGCTGCGAACCTGCAGGGTTCAGACATTCTTTTGGGTGCGTCAACTGGCAGAGAATTTAAGCTGGTTGTAACAGGCACTGGCGTGGCCAGCGAATCAATCACTGTTAACTTTACAGAAAACGATTCCAAGTACATTCGAAAGGCTCTTAACACAAACGCACAACTACTGAACTCTAGAATTACTTCTACTGATAACCAGAAAGATTATATTCTTGGTGAGACATTTGATCGCCACGTCGAAGATGTTCTAACAAGCGGCGCGCAGACCTATGTTGCAGTTTCAAGACTTACGGTCGGAACTGGCACTGCTTATGATGGCGCGGATCACTTGGTTCAGATGACAGCTGCTCAGACTCCGCAGATTGTTAGCTGCCGCGTATCTCCAACAGAAGCTCCAGTTAAGCTATTTAAGTTTGTCGCCCGAGATGCTGGGGCTTGGTCAAGCAAGAATCTTAAGATTTCAATTCAGGATATTAAGAGGTCCCCAACAGACGAAACAGATTACGGCACATTCTCAGTTGTTATTCGTCACATGAGCGACAGTGATAACGTTGTTCGCGTTGTGGAGCAGTTCAACAACTGCGACTTGAACCCCAACTCCCTTAACTACGTTGCTCGTAAGATCGGAGATTACAGAGAGACATGGAGCCAGGACGAGAGACGATACGTTCAGGCCGGTAACTACCCAAACAACTCTAACTATGTTTATGTTGATATGAACTCTGATGTTGATGCCGGTAACACAAACCCAGTCCTTCTACCATTCGGTTTCGAGGGCATTGTTAAGTACCAAGACGAAGCTCGCCTAGGTTCCCAGCTAGCTGCCCATGTTGGACCTAGCCTACCCCCAGGTTCAGGCAATTGGGTATCTGGGTCAGGTGGCGGAACAGCTAACTTGGTAAGGTCACCTAACTTCACAACAGTTCTTACGAACTCTAGTGGACCATTGACTACACAAGGATCTACAACCGGCAGTGTGTTTATTATTGGTGGTAGCCAGATTACTGCTTCGGTTGCATACCCCGATCCTATCCTTCGAGTTAGTGCATCCGATGGTAACCTTGCCAACCCAACCGATGCTTACTTCGGTATTCAGACCTCAAAGGCAGTTGGAAGCACGGTTTTCGACCGGTCAACAATTGATCTTTACTCCCCACGCGGTGGAGCGGTCGGAGAGTTCTCCCCAATCCCCGCCGGCAACTTAGTGCAGTCACAGACATTCACCCTTGACGACATTGCAAGAAGCGGTTCTAACAAGGGCTTTTATGTAAGCGGCTCCCATGCGGGCGTGGTGGGACGGGCCCCAGTAGGATCATACACCTTTGCTTCTGGAGCAATCTCTGGCGTCCTAGACGCTGGTTACGACCGATTCACAGTGCCACTATATGGTGGTCACGACGGTCTTAACATCAAGGAGATGGATCCGTTCACACAGGCTGCTATGATTACATCGCCAACAGATAGAAACGACTATGCTTTCTTCTCGATTCGTAGAGCGATTGACTCTGTGGCCGACCCAGAGGTCGTTGAGATGAACCTCGCTGCAATCCCTGGTCAGACTCAGGAAGGTCTTACAACTCACTTGGTTAGAACTTGTGAGGATAGAGCAGACGCTCTTGCAGTTATCGATCTACCGGACGCTTTCGTTCCTAGAGAGGATAGTACAGCTATTAACCGTAACAACACACAGTCCACAATTACAACGTTGATCAACGGACTTCGTTCTAGAGGACTTAATACCTCTTACGGTTGCGCTTACTACCCATGGGTTCGAGCAAGAGACACCATCAACGGTCAGTTCCTTTGGTTGCCACCATCTGTAGCAGCTATCGGCACATTCTCTAGCTCACAGCGTAGAACACAGGTTTGGTTCGCCCCAGCTGGCTTCAACCGTGGTGGCCTCACAGAAGGCTCTGCAGGCATCCCAGTTGTCGATGTAGCTCACCAGCTACGCCGAAAGGATCGTGACGATCTCTACTCAGCGAACATTAACCCAATCGCTAAGTTCCCAGCTGAGGGTGTTGTAATCTTCGGTCAGAAGACACTGCAGGTTACTCCTTCGGCCCTAGATCGCATTAACGTTCGACGTCTAATGATCTTTGTCAAGAAGCGCATCTCGCAGATTGCCTCTGGCTTGCTCTTCGATCCAAACGTTCAGCAGACTTGGAAGCGATTTACTTCGCAGGTTAATCCATTCTTGGCTGATGTTAAGACAAACTTTGGTCTTTCCGATTACAGAGTTGTTCTTGACGAGACCACAACGACACCTGATCTTGTGGATAGAAACATTCTATACGCTCAGATTTACTTGAAGCCAACAAGAGCTATTGAGTTCATTGCGATTGACTTCAACATCACAAGAACGGGAGCATCGTTTGACGATTAATAAAATGCGGGGAGTTCCGGCTCCCCGCACTATATAATAATAGGACTTACAGGAGACTATATAAATGCCATTTTGGACATCAGCATTATCAGAGCCAAGAAGATCACATCGCTTTTTGCTCACACTACCAAACTTAACCGACCTTAACGCTGCGTTTAGGTACGAGCAGTATCTCGCTAAGGCGGTCACAAAGCCAGCATACACGATAACTGACACCCCTCATAAGTTCTTGGGCAATACATATTACTACCCAGGATCAGTAGAGTGGAACACAGTTAACGCTACAATTGTTAATGCTATCAACCCAGATGGCAACCAGATTCTTTATGATGCGCTTACAAAGTCCGGATACCTAAAGCCCGATGTTCAGGAAGATGTCTTCTTTAACCCAGCAGTCGCTCCAGGCACCGTTAACAAGCAAGGCGCCGTTGATGCGCTCGGCAATGTTATTATTGAAGAGTTAAATGGCCAGGGTGGCCTTATCGGTACTTGGACTCTCAATAATGCCTTTATTACAAACGCTACATTTGGTGATTTATCTTACGATGGTGATGATTTGCTTAATATTGATCTAACTTTCCGCTATGATTGGGCTGAGTATGAGTCCGGGCCTGCAGTAGCGGCTGTGACAGCTTTGAACGGATAAGAAAGAAGGTGATATTTGTCACGCAGAAATAACTCTAAGCGGCTTGGCGCTCCGCAACCAGACGCGCCAGCACCCACTACAACTAAATCAACAGACTTATTTGCTTTCGTAAACCCAACAGAATTTGTTGAGTTGCCAAGTAAAGGTTTATTTTACCCAGAAGATCACCCTCTTCACAACGAGAAGGTAATCGAAATCAAGCACATGACAGCCAAAGAAGAGGATATCTTAACCTCAGAGGCTTTGTTAAGAAATGAACTCGCAATAGATCGCTTGCTTGAGTCGGTGATTGTCGATCAAGATATTAGCGTTGATGATCTTCTTTTGGGAGATAAAAGTGCAATCCTTATCGCAACAAGAGTCACCGGCTTCGGCCCCCATTATGAGGTTACTGCTACTTGCGGTGCCTGCGGCGAAAAATCAAACCAAGTGTTTAATTTGGATGATATTGAGCCAGTTAAGATTGATCTTCCTGATGGAGTACAGAACGAAGGAGATGGTGTATTCTCCTTTGACCTACCCATTTCTAAGGTTCGCATATATGTTCGTCTTTTGACTTCTAAAGATGAAAAAGACATTGCTAACAACATGATCTCGAAAAACAAAAAGCAGATTCAAAATCCAATCACTGGCTTGATAAAGGGTATTGTTGTACAAGCTAATGAACATACAGACAAAGATATGTTGCATCAGTTTATCGAAGCGATGCCTCTTCCAGATCTTAAGCTTCTTCGTAAAACATACGAAAAGATTAAGCCTGACTTGGATCTTAACATGGATTATGCCTGTCCGCATTGTGACAGCGAAGAGAAAGTAGGCATGCCAATGACGGCAGCCTTTTTTTGGCCTGACTCCTAAGTATCAAGAATCTGTATACGAAGAGTTCTTTTTACTTAAGCATCATGGCGGGTGGTCCTTCACCGAGCTTTACAATCTTCCCATTCCTTTGCGCCGATGGTTCCTTGAGCGCCTCTCGGAAGAATTCAAAAAACAAAGAGAAAACGCTGAAGCTGCCTCTAAGAACGCAAGAAGAAAGTAAGTTCTTTCTTTTTGCAAACTATTTATATTTAAACAGGGACCTATACGCATGAGCGATATTGTAAAAGAAGTATTAAATTTAAACAACCTGGGCAA